CGGGATGATAAGATCATTTGGAATGTAGGATTGAATTGAATTAGAAGGTAAAAAGCTCATCTTACGAGTCTTCCTCCTTTTTCATGCCAAATGATAATAGCGTTAAGCTGGAACTCACTATCGTGAATCTCTTTTGATACAAGTTGAGCGTCGCTTAAACCTACCTCATATTGGAAGAACTGCGCTTCAAGAGGACAATATAGTCTGTGCCACACCTTGTTTTCGTTTTGCATCGAAGCCTCTTCCGGGAGAATAGTTGTCTCAATACCCCAATTGAAAAAGGTGTCTCCACCCTTTGGATTTATGCGATCCTCGTTATTGTAATCGGCATAGATTGGAACATCTACTTGACCACTGCTAGTTTTATCCACTAGGAAGTCTAAGTAACCAAGTTGGCTCTTTCGCCCTTGATTAAGCATATTGAACTTTTTAGATCGTATTCTAAATCCTGTAACACGGGTAATCTCTCCACCCTGTACGTATGTTCCTGCCGCAAGTACAACGTCGCTAAATATTGAGTCAAGGTTTTCAGCCTCACCGCCTGCCGGTGTACCTGTAAAGCCAGAACTATCTAGATCACAAGTAAAGGTGTTACCCTCTGTTAAAACTGTTGCTGTGCGGTTGTTAAATGCTGTTGCTCCGGTCACTGCGCTAAACTGTACAAGATCACCTACTTGAAGGGTGTTACCTGCACTTGTTACCGTAGTCGTCGTACCCTTTGTGATACTTGTAATCGCTGTACGGCTTTTCTGTTGTAGCTGAAATGTGTTAGTTGTCTTGTTTACAACCTGATATCTATACCCATTTAAAACGCTTGCTGTCCCTACGATTCCGTTGATCTCTACGATTTCGCCATTTTCTAGGTTATGATTCGGGCTTGTTATCGTTGGAGGTGTGCCGGTTGCAATAGCCGTAATAGTTAGGCTTTTTTGATTAGCTACTATTGAGTTTAGGATCGAAATATAACCTTGCTGGTTCCCTCCGACAATTAAAGGAAACTGGCTTTGCGTCCTTCCCGAACTCCATGCCTTTTTGTATTCCTGCCATGTAATACCCGAAAGGTCACTCCACCTAAGATCACTTGTCCTCTGATAATTTCCCAATGCGGTAAAATGATCGTTGAAGAAGCCCCATGTATTATTATCGTAGTTGTAAAGCAAGATACGGTTTGGGTAGGTGGGATTTTCTGCGGCGGCTGGAAAAGTCCAATAGACTACTTGCTCAAAAAAATTACGGATTCCCTGTACTCTGCGTACCCCGCTATTTCCATTATGGATTTTAAATACCTCGTCCCGGATAGGGTCATCTATTCTACGAACGTTGTTTCCATCGCAAGATACGATCCCTTTGTCTCCAACTGCAAGGACACCGTCGTCGAATCTGACGACCGAAAAGCGAGATTCAGCACCAAGCTCAATGTTAATCCTTTCCCAAACAAACGGTAAGATTTCATTTCCAGTATAGCGGAGTTTCCACGTACTGCGCTCAAAAAACACGATGAGAACGTCTCGGATAAATCCTGCACTGATAATATGCTCATTAGTCGGCGCATCGACGAAACCTCCTCGACCTTGTACATCGTCAACCCATCCACCGGTTGCGCTAGCTGTGATTACCGTTGGGTCTCCATTCTGGCTAAATCTAGCCCTATTTGGCTTTTGTACTGTAGCAACTGCCCCGGTATTAGCTGTAGACTCATAAGTGTTAAGAGCGACAAGCCTACCTCTATAGGGTACAATGATCTTGGCGGTCACCATAAATTGGCCGCCCGTGCTTTTTAACGCTGGTATAAAAGGTGTAGCGTTCCATGTTGCACCATTGTAGTAACGAATAGGATCGGAGGTATTTACTAGACCACCGCTATATCCATTAGTCGCCCAAAACAATTTGTTTTGATTAGCATCGAACCAATAATTTGTAGTCCAAAAAAAGTCAGTGTCTCCACCTGTCCATGAAGTCGGTGTCGTGCTGGCCAGCTCTCCAAAAGTTCCCCCCGAAAAGGCATAGGCGTAACGGGTATCAAAGAAGATTGTGTCTTCTGCGTTAATGGCGTTTAACTCTCTCTGAAATATCCCCATTACCGGCTCGGTGGGGAAATAGCAAAAATCTACATTGACGGTTAGTCCCCCGGCTATGGGAGCGGCAAAAGTAATTGTGATATCTCCCGAAAAATAGTCTATTGTGCCACCCGTTGCGTTTAATGCGTTTGTGGCTGTCGTGCTTAACGTTCCGTCTTCGGATGAGTCATCTAAGATTGTTTCGCTACCGCCCCCCGGGTCAATTGTAATTTCAAAGCTCCCGGGTTCAATCTCTGAGTTTGTCTCAAGGGTCAGAGTGGTAAAAATGCTCGTTCCGCCGTTATCATAAGTGGCAGAGGCGACCGTGTTACTCAATGCCTGACTGGTCAAGCATCGTTTCAGTCTGCCTAAAAACTCCGGAGCTAACCGACGTTTCACTACCCCACGCCATGCGTAAGCATTATCAAGGTCAATATAAGCATCGTTAGGAGTGACATATGCTTGTTTGTCTCTCACTAACCCGCTTTCTTGATAGGCTATTGTCGTAGGCTGGTACTTTGGCATTACTGAACCCTCCAACATACGATAGACGCACCGGTCATCGCTGAGACTGTAGTATTATTTTGGTTCACAAATTCGATCTCAATGAAGGTTGAGTCGATGCGCAAATTATAGTTATTTGTGTTCTGTGGTTTTCCGATCAAAGGATTAGAGCTGTTATCGAATCCATTAGCCACCCACATATATTTGTTTGTTGGGTTACCTGCTGAATCCACTACTTGATTGGTAAAAGCAAACCTATATCGACACTTTCCACTACTTAAACGCCTTGTATTTGCTGTATCAAGGTTAAAGCTGTTGTTAACTGTAAAATTATAGGTTCCTGCGCCTGTATTACTATTAGGCGAGAGATCACTAATATTTACGGCAAATACGGGGTGCATCCCGATGAAAAGCTCACCGTCACGAGTAAGTTGATTGACTGCCCCGTTGTTCTGTTCCCTTCCGTAAAGTTCGGTATCTGTCCCGTCCTCAAGAGCGAACATCACATATTCGTTTTCTCCAGTTTCCGGAGAGTCGTTATCTGGGTCACTTCCCTGACTAACAAAGGTGACCTTTTTGTGTTTCCCCTTATCGGATGAGGCATTAAAGGCGACATGATCTTCACTAAAGACCGTGTTAAGCTGTCCGAAATTTATCAAGAGGTCGCCTTGAGAATCGGACATGTCATCCGTAGGCTGGGGAATGGCTGGATTAAATGTCATAATTTCCTCACGCTACTGTAAAAATTTGTACCTGTATCACCTTAGTGATAAGCTGGCTTGCTGTACTTAGGCCATTAATGTTTTTTGTCATCAATCTAAATTGCCCAGTTTGGACAGCGTCTCCGTAACTCCCAAACTTGTAAGGGGTAGTCGAGGTAAATAATGACTGCTCAAAAACGGGCGATCCCGGGATTCCATAAAATGCTCCGATTACCCAAAAATATTTGTCTGTGCTTATGTTGTTTTCAAAAACAACAATCCAATCATCCCTAACATTACGGCCGTTAAATAATGGATTAGGTATCGTTATTTCACTTACATTATATTTAAGCTCTTCTCCATTTGGGTTCTTTAAAATGTTTCCGTCGATGTCAAAAATGACATAAGCTTCTAATCGTAAAGACGGAGATAATCGACCGTTTTTTGTCCATCTGTAGACGGTTCCGTCGTTCTCTTCTCTTCCGTATAACTCGGGTATACCTGCATTGTCCTTCGTGTAAATCGAAAAAACATTCGCTGAGGTTGTCGGATCTCCTGATTGTTCCGAAAAGCCTACCTTAAAATGTTTACCCCGTTCGCTTTCCATCCCGTCTTCAAGTGGATTATGGTTTCTCTCAAAAATAGAACTAAGAGCGTTGAAATTCTGGAGAAAATCAACTTGTGAAACCGAGATAAAATCACCTGTTTGAGGGACGTTGGGGTTATAAGACATTAATAATTCCCCCTGTATGGATTACCTAAAAGGTTGGTTACCTGTTCAGTGTAAATCGTAGCCGTTCTTTCTGGGGTCTGCTGAAGGATTGTTCTATGTAAAGCCAGTTGTTTTTGCTCGTCATATCTTGGGATCAGAGTTGCCAGTGTCTCGGTATCCTGCCTATCTTCTAAAACTTTCAAGGCCGCACCAAATGCAATTAACTGCCACCACTGCGCTAAGTCTGGTGAGTCATTATCTGCATCGAGCAACTGGGTAGGCTTGAGGTAGGCTTCAATCACGACCTTGTATGCTCTGTCCGGTACTGGCCTCAAAAGGAAGTAGTCATCGTAAAATAGCATTGCAGTCGGCCGGGATGGTTCGTACGGGAGATATGATCCTCTAATTGTAGAGCTGGCCGGTATTGTGTCGGAAAAAGTCATGGTGACCGCTCCCGTATCATA